ATAGCCGAGTTCATTCTTCCAGTAATCAATAATTCTGGAATAGTCTGCATCAGAAAGAGTTGCAGTTTTGATCATTGAAGAAGCTGCAGCAACCTTAACATTAGTTTCAAGGCCAGAAGCAAGAACGTTCTTAATATCGGATAATTTATCAGCTGCAGGAGTTGATGTTTCGCCTAATCTTGCATTGATATACTCGATTGGAAAGCCTTCTGCTAATGCTTTAGCGGCAAATGCTTTTCTTGCAGCTGATGAGAATGCTTTAGCTTCTTTCATTTCTGATTTGCCAGCACATTCACAATCTTTGCCTGCATAAACTCCACCACATTTTTCACATTCTTTCTTCATAGCTGCTTCTTTTTCATCTTCCATCTTTTCAGCAACTTTTTGTACTAATGCTTCTCTGTAAGCTCTTCTTTGTGCAAGCTTTACGTTAGTTTCATTTTGTGCTTGAACTTGGCGCTCAATTTTGCCAGCTAATCTAACTCTTCTGTCATGGCGAGCTGCAAGGATAGCAGTCTTAAGATCTTCATCACCGGCAGCTACAGCAGCTTCTACTGCTTCAGCAGATAATTGTGATGCATGGTTGAAATGGTAAGCTTTCTTTTCAGACTTGCCTTTAGGACCTTTTCTCTTCATAGGGCCTTTATCGTCCATTTCTTCATCTTTATCTTCATCTTCATCTTCATCATCATCATCAGAATCTTCAGACTTCTTGCCCTTGCCATTCTCTTCCATCCACTTTTTCAAGCCTTCTGGAATGCCTTTTTTGGCCTCTTTCATATAGCCAGACTTGTGGTCCATTGAAGCTTCTGAATCATCATCGTCAGAATCCTTTTTTTGACCTTGTAAATCATCAACATAATTTGTGTCCAAAGATTTAATAAGTTTTTCAAGACCTTTATTCTTCTTAGGTTCACTAGCTTCAGCTAATCTCTGGTTAAAGTTGTCCCAATCTATTCCTTGGAAAACCAAGTCAGAGTCAAGAGGATCTTCTTGAAATCTGTTTGGGAAAATTCTATCTGCCATAATTAATTTTTCTCCTCAAGAAAAAACACATTAAGAAAATTTCTAAATTTAATGTTTAAATTCCTTTAATGCATCTATTTATGTTTTTTTACTGAAAATTACTTTCTTGCCCTTCAAAAACAATTTATCTCCAACGCCAATACCTAATTTTTTGAACAATCCTTTCTTTGCTTCTACAACAAATACAACATTGTTCGAATCTGGAGATACAGATTTAGGGTCATCTGCTTCCATATCCTTAATATCCACAATCTTATAATTTTTATCTAAAAATGCTAAAGAAAGTGCAAACGATACATTTTTATTCCAAAATGAATAGCAATCTGGATAATCAAAAGTAAAAAAAGCTACTTCATAATCATCTAAAGGCTCTGCATTCATCAAGCCTTTAGTTCTTAATTTATCTGTGTCTGCTACAAACCTAACATCGAATTCATCACGGAATTCTTTGCTAGTGAGTCAAGAACCAACTTTCTTAAATTTACTTGAAGATGCTTTTACGCTTCTTGCTTCATCAAGGTCAAATCTATCTTTTGTTCTTTGCTTTCTAAATTCATTAACATTGTCTATGCTTAAATAATGATCACGCAATGCCAATTTTGCTCTTTCAGTAAGTTCTACAGATCTACCATAGCCAGTAAGTAAACCAGCTGTTTTAAGAGCTAAAAGATCATGGTCAGAAATTTGTGTTGGAACACCACAAACTGTACTGTCTTTGTGTAAAGCGACATAACTAGCAGCAGTAACTAAAGCATCAGTATTAGCATCAATTGACTTAAGCATATCTAAATATTTTTCACTTAACTTGGCCGCTTCAATTTTCTTTGGAGCTTGTGAAACACCAAGGAGTTGAATTTGAATATCTGATAATCCAAGACCTTCCATTGATGGTCCGTCAAATAATTCTGCATGTAAGTCTAAAGAATGAACTGGTTTAATTGGTATAGGCATATTTTTGTTCCTTATCTATTTGGTATTCTATTTTTCCAAGCATTTCCATCGTCAACATTTTTCTCATATGTTTCTTCCCAGGAAAATTTATCGCACAAATCTTCTCCACCGTGAATTGCCATAGAAGGACTTGATGCTGGATTGCCTGGATCTATATAGGCAGGACCAGGAACATTGTCTGGACCATGCAATAATCCCTCTATATTTGGACCATCAGCTTCTCCTCCCAAATCAAAATATTCTTTTGGAATTTTTCTTGGGTTGATTTTTTGACGCCAATAATCGTTTTGTTTTGTTTCTTCTTCAATTTCTTCATAAGGAACTAAAGAAACATTTGGTGATTGAGTAACTGATTGTTGTGGATAATATTGAGCAATCTTGTCAAACAAATTGTCAGCCTTTGAGTAATGGCCTTTTTTGTCTAATTTTGAACAGACCTTAATAATTGTTTGAATTGAGTTTGCGTTCATAATTTGTTCTTATAAAATAATCTTTAAATGACCTTTAAAAACTATGTCCGCTTATTCCATAAAAAGCTGAACCATCGAAAACTTCTTCTACGCCTTTATCTTCTTTATTTGTCGGATCAATGTAGTCTGCGTATGTTGTGTCTTTTTTCTTTGAATTTAATGCTTGCTCTGTAGTCATAAATGGATTTGATTCTTTTAATGTTTCTGGCTTTGGAGCTATATCTTTTGGCGCATAAATATTTGGTTTTGTATCAGGATCAGGATAAGATAATAAAGTATCCTTTAATCCATACTCTTGAAAGCCATCGTGATCAGGAGTATTGACAGTCATTAAGCTTGTCAAATAATTATCAAATTCTTCACCATGGGTCAATACAGGAGTTTTCCCTAAAGATGGGCGAGTAAATTGTGCTTCATCAAACTCATTTCTATCTTCTGGATATTCATCAGTAATTCTATTTCTTCTTCTGACTGCATAATCTTCTGCAATACGATTTATAGATTCATCCGAAATAGCAAAGTGTAATCTTGAAGGCTTATCAGGATCTTTGTATTCCTCTCTTGGATATTTAGAATCTTTGTTATATTTATGACGATCTTCTAAAGATTGCTCCATAGTCATCATATGTTCAGTTTTAGGATGATAATTTTCTTTTATGTATGCTGGGCTATTTTTCATCAAACTATTAGCAGCATTTTCTAAAGATTTTTTATAATTATGTAGTTGAGCTCTAAATTTAGCTCTCATTCTTTCTTCAGGAGTTAGCTCATAAGGAATTAAATCTTCATAATTTTTGTGTTGAGGAGTAAGTCTCGACTCAATGTTTACATCTCTGTTATCAGGCTCATTATGGGTTCTTCTTAACAATTTATCAAAACTAGCATCTTCATCCACATAAAGATTTATCTCGTGCCCACCCCTATTAGACCCACCACGACCTATAGGACTGCCACCAGGTTGGAAAGCAGAGCCATTTCCCCCGCCGCCTACACCACCAAATTGAGCTGTTCTGATATTGTTAGACATAATGATTTGTTCTTATTATTTAAAAAAATAACCTTTATCGTCTATTTAGATTGACCATTTTTGATTTAGGTAATCTAAACATAATTTTTGAAGTAAGACATTCGTAGGCTACAGCAGCTACAGCATCACAAATATCATCTTTGTATCCAGATAATGCTTCTATGTAATATCTTTTACCTTTCCATTTTTTTTGTAAGAATTGAAATTGAATTTTTGCTTCTTGCACTTCATTTAAGGAAATCAATTTGTGATCCAAATCTCGATATTCACCACCAGATAAATCATAAATATCAATTCGGTCATCTCTAACTAATTGAGAAAGTTCTGTGTAAATTTTTTCTTTATATTCTTTATTGAATTGACGTTCTACAATAGGAATTCTTCTTGATTGTAAAGTTATAAGAGAAGATTGTGAATTCCATTGATCAATGCTCACTTGTTTAAATTTAAACTTTCTATGCAATTCAATTACATAATCTTCAACATCTTTTTCTTTTACAGGTTGATTTTTTGTTCTAGGATTCCAGAAATGAATGTGATCAATTACAACTCTTTTTAAAGGTTGAAAATCAGGTCCAATTTGTCCATACATATTTTCTGTATGAGCAACAACAAGCGCATAATAATCTGAAGTTCGTGCAGGATCCAAATGGCAGAAGTATTCAAAATGTCCTTCTGCTTGATCTTTTCTTTTTACCATAGACATAGAAGAGAACATTCTGTCAATATCTTCAGAATTAAACATTGGGTCAGATGATGATGCACCAAATTCTGCACCATATTGCATTTGGAATTCTTGAGGATCTTTTTTCTTTTGACCATCTAACCATTCTTTATCAATATTTGGATTAGTAAGCCAAGTTGGAAGTCTCATTACAAGTGTAGTAGGATCTTCTTGCCTATTCTCATGCAAATCATAAAGCAACCCAAGAGGACCTTTAGGGTTGGAAAGAAGCATCATTTTTCCATCTTTACCAAATGTAGCAAGAGATGGTTTCAAATCATCATAAAGAGCATAGTCAACGCCAGATTCAGGATTGTCTCCAGCCATAGCAGCAACTTCGTCCATAATGATTGTCCAACAAGTTAAACCAACAAGACCTGAAGCATTACTGGAACCACATCGCAAAACTAAAGAA